CATTTTTAATCGTTACGTATCGTTCCATCTGAAGCCACAAGACATTTCAAGCCTACAATGTCTTTTTCTACCACTTTTTCAACAGGAATTAGCTTATAGTACACGTGTTCTATATCTAAACCGCTGGTGTTAGCTAGTTCAAATGCTTTTACTAGAATCTCAGAAACTTCATTAATACTACTATAATCAAAAGACCAAAGTCTTGTATCATATAGTTTCATTAGGTTTGACATCCATGAAACTACGCTTTTCTTAAAAACATATTTATTTTTAACATCTAAATTTTTATAAAATGAAATATCAAAATCATCAGTAAGTTCTGCTCTACCGGTAATCTTAAAAACTCTACTAATATCACTTAAATTCAAACGCTTTAAATGCTGTAAGGCGTTTGACATATTGTATATTTCAGATGGTGTTTTAAGATTATGTGTTGTTAGAAATTTAACAGTATCATCTTGTAAACATATCACTTCATCACACAATTTATTAAGATTATCTATCCATTCTTCAGGTATAGGATTGGGTGATGTATCGGATAAAATTATTACCGAATCTTGAACTTTGTTGCGTATAGATTTAATTGTATTAAGCGTTTGCTCATAGCGTTGCTCTTTAGTAAAAACCCCCATAGTAGGATTTAATGCAGAAGTTATTATAAACACATACCTCATTGACAATACTCCTTAAACATTACAAATGGGGCAGATTCGATAATTCTATGCTTTACAAATATTTCTGGTTGATATAGTGATGCTAATAACATCATTGTTTGGTCGTCATCAATTAAATTGGCATCAGTTAAATTCTTAAATGCACCAGCAATCAACTCTCTAAGTTTAGGCCACATGTTTTTACCTGCAACAATCTTAGCCCCAAGAATATGTACGTCATTGTTTGCAATAATATTTTGTATTGGTTGACCGTTATAATTTTTATAATCAAAGAAGTGAATTTTATCTTCTTCAAAATCATAAGACCATTCTTCTTTACCATTTAATGTTGAAACATCTCTACAATAACCAAAATCCATCCATGCAACTAAATCTTGTGTCGCAACTCCTTGAGCAATTGCATACTCAACAAAATAAGATTTAAGATAGTTAACTAATACATAATCAGCAGACCAATATTCGGGATTTTTAACTTGATATGGGTTAATCATCTTAATAAAATTAGGATCTTTTTGAATCTTTGTAATTAGCTCTCTCTGTTCTTTAAAAGAACCTTTGAAATCTATAGCCAAAATATGAGTTGGTGAACTTCTATTAACACATTTCTCTTTAATTTTATCTACTAAGTCTTCAGAAGTAAATACAATTAACTCATTGTTAAGCGTTGCAAGATGACCGAATCTTTCAATATAAGTGTCATTAGTTCTTTGCAGATAGTGAGGTAAACCTTTATCAGGTGTCCAGTCACCTCTACCAATATCAAAAAAAGCGGTTACAATTGAAATATTGCCCATGTTTATACCTTATACGTAAAGAATTCAGATTCATCTTCAATATTGAGATTTTTCAATATCACTTTTTTCCAATCAGGTACTCTATCGTATTGATGTACGATTGAATACGGTATTTTAGTTTTACCACTTACAATAACCGAGTCTTTATTCATTTCAGGTCTTACACAAGTTAAGAACTGACCGAATTGATCCATCTGATCTGGTTTATTTGTTACATGCAGGTTGCAAGAAAAGCCATCATCTAAATCTGAGAAATATGTTTTACCATGGTACGGCTCTAGATTCATTATTACATTGTATGCCGCTTGGTCTGCAACCCAATCTGCACGATTAGATGACATATGAAATAGCATTGCACATAAGTCTCTGATTTCGGTAGAAGTACCAGCAAGAGTTCCTACATTATAAACTTCTGAGGTTTTAATTGTATTGTATGTATAATCACTAAAACATTTGATAATGTTATCTTTGTTCCATGGCTCATTCTCAATATGTATACTTTCAGATACTGCGATATAATTTAATTTAGATTCTTCTAAACGCTGTTCTATATCTTTCATAGGGTCTGTTTGAAAAATTACATCACGCACATCTGTTGTTAAAACATATCGATAATTATCACCGTTAGTCTTAAGATAATCATATATGTGTAAGAAACGTTCCATATGAAACATCATACCGTTCGGTGTGTTTGAAGGTAACACAATCATACCACTATCAATAAGTTTTTGATTCGTTTCTTTTGATGAATTGATTGAGATGATTACTTTATCACCTTTAAAACCACAATCATTCAAAGATTGAACCCAAGGTGCTACCTGTCTAAAATTATATCCTTTAAATGCACCAATTATTAAATCTTTCTTCGCCATGGCAATTTTCCTTCATATTTGTTAATCATAACTTCATTTCCTTTTAAGAAGAACTCTCCTTGAACGGAATCTGCTCTACTTGCAACCCTATAATTTACTGTATACTCATATGTATGCTCGAATTTTTTAAAGTTCTGCATCATAAACGGTGAGAGTATTCTATCTACTTCTGGTTGTTCTTGTGGGTGTCTTGCTCTACGATACCAGTAAGGTGAAAACGCTAAAGCGGCATGTTTAGGTATCATATAACAATTCACATCAATGAAATTATCATTTATAACAGAAGTCCATTTACCAAGAGACTCACAGTCATCATTACAAATAAATTGACCTTCTTGATCGACAATTCTACGTAGTGTATAAGCCCATTGATTCCCGGCATTAATTACTTTAACAAGTTCTTCTATATGATTTTTTTCGAACCAATTATCTTGGTCTAAGAAACATAAAAAATCACCTTTTGCAATATACGACATTGCCCCATATATTCTATGACCATTATATTGATCTTTTCCTGTTGCATAGGGTAATTTAATTAAATCAACATATGCACCTTCAAGTGCATCATCAAGAATATCGTTTCGCTCGGCAGGACCATCAACTACAACGATATGTTGAATGTTGTCATATGTTTGAGTTTGAACTGAGGCTATTGCCTGTTTAACGCAGGATGCACCCGTTGTGGGGGTGATAATTGTGACCAAAGGTTTCATAATATTATCTAGTTAGTTGTAGGATTCTTTTTACCTGTTCTTCAATAATTGGTTTACGATTAGGCCAGAAGATATATTCTTTATCTCCTGTACTATGTAGCTTGTTTAAAAAAGGTATTATAATTTTTTCAAGTTCTTTTAATTTCTTTTGATAGTCCTCAACTGTCTGCGCTTTTGTATTACTTACAACTGCATCATATTCTTCTTTACTAACAGTAGAGAAACCAAAATCATCATCAGAGTCTTTATACTCTTGTAATATTTTATCAAAATCGGATAACGGCATTTTTTTCCTTAAAAGTAATATTTATACCTTGAAGCCTTCAAACTTCTTTTTAGGGCTTTCTGATTTAAATGGCATACCAGAATCGATGATACCGCTTTGACCAGAATCATCAATATCATACAATCTCATTTTAGGTTTGTTAATACCTACAACAAATCTTTTGAATTGTGATGGGTCTGTATACCGATTCTTCAATTGTTTTACCATTATCTGTCCAAGACCTTCAAGTTCTTCAGAACTAATCAAAGCAAACATCATGTCAGCAGTAGCGGGCAAACCAAAACTTTCACTTGTATCTTCGAGTCCTGGGTCGGAACTTCCATAACCTGATCTTGTTGTTTGAGTCGCAGATACAATTGGAACTCCGAACTCGACTGCAAGACCTCGCAATTCTTCAGCGATGGATTTAACGTAGGTATAGGAATTAATGTTGCTACCGGCTTTAATTCGTGATGAACAGCAAATATTAAGATAATCAATATAGATAATATCAGGAACAAATGATTTTTTAAGGTTGAGTTCATTCAATAAAGTCCTAAAGTGTAATGATGATGCAGAGGCTGTTGGGTATTCTTTAATAATAAGTTTACCGGTTACTTTACTTTTAAGATTTGCAACTTTTTTATCGTAAGTTTCTTTTGGTAAATCTAGTAAATCATCAAGAGTAACATTCAATAAATTTGCATCTATTCTTTCTGCAATACGTTCTTCAGCCATTTCCATTGTAATATAAAGAACATTTCTACCCATCGACATATTTCCAGCGGCACAATGACACATAAAAAGGGACTTGCCAACGCCAGTACCAGCAAGGGCAATATTAAGAGTTTTAATAGGAAGACCACCCTTTGTAATCTTGTTAAACATGTCCAAGTCAAAAGGAATTCGTTCTTCTTTTCTGTGATAAAAGTCATATCGTTCATCAGAGTTCTCTAAGTAATCATGCCCAATCGAATTATCAAAACTTACCGATAAGGCATCCGATAATATTTTGGGAATCGAACCTTTGTCGTTTGTTTTGTCCTTACCGTCCAATATAGAAATAGACCCCAATACTGCGTTGTAAATCGCCCTTTCTTGACAAAAGGCTTCTGACTTTTCAATAAGCCATTGAATCTTGGATTCTTCTCCTTTAGCCAATGCAATCTCTTGGAGATAAGACTCGGATTTTTCCACTTCAACATCCGTAAGATTTCTCCTTTCTTTGATGGCCAATCCAATTGCCTCAATCGTTGGTGTAGTATTGTACCTCGAAACAAATGCGCTGAGTTCTTTGAAAATTGTCCTCTCAATCGAATCAGAGAAGTATTCATCTTTGAGGAAAGGTAGTACTTTACGAATGTACTCTTCATTATAAATCAGGTTCCTTAATATCGTCTGTTCTAGTCTCATCAATTATTTCCTCGTCAATATTATCAGTCATTAATTCTACTAATAGGTCACCAAGATACTGTTTGAAATTAACATCATTTTGTAGTTTTTTAGGCTTCTTAACTGTTGATTCTAACACATCGAAAGCAAAATGTAAATGGGGTCCGTCTATTTCTTCCTTTATTTTTACCTTACCAAACTTAAAGACGGTGCCTTTATATTCACCCTCTAAAAGTTTGATATTGGTTAATGTATTATCATCTTTAGAATGTATAAAACAATAATCAATGCCTTCTATCATTCGGCACCATTAGTTGTTTCAACTTCAAAGGCCTCTTCAATATCTCCGCGCATAATATTGCCAGTTGATATTTGATATTTCTTTTTGATATATTCGGAAAAAGTATTGTTCTTTAGAATCGGCATCCAAAACTCTTTCGTATCAGTTTCTTTTAAACGATACTTTTTGTCTTCAATTACACCATCAAGATTTACTTTAGAATACCATCCGTTAGCAGGTTTGATTACATGCCCCGATTCAAGGGCAATGTCAAGTAAGCCAGACCACTTGCTAATACCGCCATCGAAAGATACGCTAACAGGTATTTTAGATTTCTCTTTAACATAACGACTCTTTTCTACATTGATAATGAAATTGTATCCTACAATCTCTGTGCCTTCTTTCTCTTGTTGTCTACCGAGAATAAAGATATTATCCGCAGAATAATAAGAACCTGTACCACCACCTACGATATCTTTAGGGAACATACCGATTTCTTTGTAAGTATGATTCACAACAATCATTGGTATATCTTTCATCGTCAAGTGTGGTGTTACCATTCTGAACAATGATTTAACTTGTTTAGCACGAGACATATCGGCAACTGACTTACCTTCTAGTGCATCATCAACTTCTTTCTTAGATGCAAGATTACCGATTGAATCAATAATGATAATCAATTTATCTTTACGTTCTAATTGAGACAACTGTTGCATCACATCAAACTTCAACTGTTCAATGTCAGTAAGAGGAGTATGCAAGACACGATTAGTGTCAATGCCGAAGGAATCGAAATAAGATTGAGGAGTGCCAAACTCAGAATCATAAAAA